AAAGATACTTGATAGCATTTGAACGTGTAAATGCTTCTGCATCTCCAATACTCTCAATTAAATCAAGAGTTTGAGTTTTGGATTGTTCAGAAGTGTAGTGTGAATGATAAGTGCTGGAAAGATACTGCTCTACTTCTTTCAGAGTCTTATCTTCTTCATACTTCCAGAAACCATTTATGTTATTGTCGTTTGGCACAGTCACATTAAATGTAGGAGGAGTATAGTTAAATGAAATATGGTCCTCACCAAGTCCACCCGGAAGTCTGGAACCAACGATCTGCTTAGAAAGATTTAGAGTTCCATCATCTGACCCACTCATAGTGAATTTAATCGTGTCTGAGGAAGCATAAGGATTTCCAGTCAAACTAATACCATCATTTTCCCAAAAATCTTGATTGGGAAGTGAACTTTCATAAGTGCTTTCAAAATTTTCAGACATTGTAATTCATAGTAAAGGACAAAAATAGAAGGCACATTGACCTCCTCTTATTCTATCAGGGTTGAGTTTCTGCGTCAACAGGAAGTTGGAAATTAACATCGATCTTATCGTAGAGTTCCAAGAAAGATTGTTTGGTCTCGTCATCAAAACGATTAATACAAACTTGAATTGCCTTTGCTTTATCACCAAAAATACTAAAAGCACGAATGATGTGAACCAGACGACGGGTGCTGATGATTTCCTCAATACCTCCATCATAGAAAGTCTTGCGGATGATGTCGGCCCAGTCCACCAGACGCTTACAGAAGTCAGCATCCTCAACACCTACTTCACCAGCAACACCCTCTAGAATTTTCTGTTCAGTTGCAGGAACAGGATAGGACTGCTCAAAAGTCACAGGAAAACGTTCAAGGAATGCTTCGTTCAGAACATTAGTGCCGATAAAGCGTCCATCATCAGATCCCTTTCCTTTGGTGTTAGCAGTGGCAATCACGTTAAAACCAGAAACAGGTTTTACAAAACGACCAATTTTCTTCAGGAAAACACCTTTACCTTCCAGAATAGATTGCAAACACAGAATTTTATTGGAAGCAAGATCCACCTCATCCAGCAGCAGCACAGCACCACGTTCAAGTGCCTCAATCACAGGGCCATTATGCCAGACAGTTTCACCATTCACAAGACGGAAACCACCAATCAGATCATCCTCATCAGTCTCAATCGTGATGTTAACACGAACAAGTTCTCGTTTCAGTTGAGCACACGCTTGCTCCACACTGAACGTTTTACCATTACCCGAAAGACCCGTGATGAACGCAGGGTAAAAGATACGGGACTGAATAATCTTTTTAAGATCGTTAAAGTTACCAAACTTGACGAAGGTATCATCTTTATCAGGAATAAGGTTTTGTTCGACAGCAGGCAGAGCAGCAGGTGCCTTATATGCTTGCTCCATCTTACCAACAACGCTAGGAGTCACTTCCAGATTCCAACGACCACGACCGACTTTAAAAGGCTCAAGACGCTTGGTTACATTAGGATAGGAAACATTTTTTGACGCACAATATCCACGAACATCTGCTGCAGTAAATTCTTTACCGAAAGTATTTCGAAGATCGGTGAGAATCTGATCGTCGTTCATTTTGGTGCGAGACATAATAGAGTTTTTAACTAAAGTCATTATAAAGCAAAAAGGGGGTCATTAGAACCCCCTGTGGTCAGTTTGCCAACTGGCTCTTAAGTGTTTCAATATAATCTTTACTACCAATATGACCTTTATATCCTGGATAATATTTTTCTACCATCGCAGCAATACCCATTGCAGTAATGGCACTATCACATTTTACCCACACTTCTTTAGTGTCATATTTAACGACATGTTCAAGTGGAAACTTAGACTTCATTTCAATTCTCAACTGTAAATGTTTTGTTCTTAACCTTGGTATCAAACTCACCAGTTCTACCTGGTTTCATACTTCCTATTTTAACATTCTTTCCTTTACCAGGCCAAGATGTTTTAGAAGTTCCTTTAAGTGTAGCAGACCCTCCTGCTTTACGTTGAATTAAAACAGAATCTTGGTCGTACTTTTTACCCAATTTTTCAATTGCCTTTTTAAACTTTCTCTTACCTTTTTTACCAGGAGTAATAACGTGAGATTTCTCCCCAACTTTTTTCTCCTGAGGTGTTCCTGGATTTTCGGTATATCTACCAGCAACTTTAGTTGGACCAGGAAGGCCAGCACCTCTCACATCTTTTTCAAGTTGTTTTGAACGTGCTTTGTTTTCTGCTTTTGATTTATCACCACGTTGAGCGGACATAATTGCCATACCACCCTTCTTCGACTTACTCATAACACGAGTAAGTGAAGTTTCCCTCAAATCAATTTCTTCTTTAACACTTTTCTTTTTCTTTTTATCTTTAGACCAACCACCCTGCATTACTCCAGATAAAGGAATTTTCACAGTTGGTTTATCATCTGGACCACCACCATAATCTCTCCCACGATAATCTGTACCAAGATGAGGACGACCAGTGGAACGGTCATATGCCTCAATTACAAATTGTTGATAGGTCTTCATATCTACAGATACTTTTTAGGTATTTAGGCAACAAGAGAAATAAACTCACTTAAAATTTTCTTATTAAGTTTTTTAGTTTTTAGAGACTTTACAAAAGCAGATTTGATTTGAGATTTAGTAGCATCTTCAGCAACTTCAAACTCAGTATCTTGAGAAAGGGCAGATGAAGAGAGTCCAAAGTAAGAATGATATCCAGACTTCTTGATTGCAAATGCCTTTTCTTTTTTCCAAGAACTCATTACCTTCTCAAAGTCAGGTCCATAATGTCCACAGTAACGACGGATAAAATGTCCAGCATCACGACCTCCCAGAACACGAATACCAATAAAGTTAATATCAGTAAAACGGTCACGAAGATTGCGAAGCAGAATATCAGTAAAACCACTCCAATGAACATCGCAAGAATAAGTGTTACCAATCTTACGGTCACGCAAGAATGCATTAGGTCCAATATGAGCGGTGCCCATAAAAGGTTCTTGCTCCCAGTGACGTTGAACCTCACGATGATACTTAATCATACACGCTTCACCGTCAGTTAAAACAACACACTGAACTTTTTGCAGTTTATTCTCTTTCTGAAACTTGGGTAGAATCTGATGAAGAGAAATGAGTGCTTCATTCAAAGGTGTTCCAGACAAACTCAAACCAGCGGGAATAGGATATGCAGATTGAGTCCAAAGACCAAAAGAATGGGCAAGACGAAAGATATTTTTCATCTGTTCATCAAGAATCTTGCTATTCACTTTACTTGTAAGTAGGTTCATCATTGAGAACCACTCGTTAACCTGAAGCAACCCATCTTTTTTTTGATAAGCAAGTTTACGCAAATTTATCGTACCGTGTTCATCACAACTAACAAGAGGATATTCGGAAGTAAAAGCATAAACATCAAACGGAATCGCAACTTTCTTACAGAACCAGACAAGGTTAAAGAGTTGCTTGATGGTGTCCAACATTACATCACTCATTGAACCAGACCAGTCCAGAACGAACACCAGACCGTGATTCTTACCATCGGCAAGAGTGGTCACCTTACGAAACAGGTCTTCGTTGTATTTGTAAGTGTGAAGTTTAGAGCAATCCAAAACACCAGTACGAGCAGTAGAAGCACGGGCATAAGAGTCTGCTGCCTTGCGACACTCAAACTCTTTCACCAGATAGTTGACTTCTTTCTGGGCAGAACGCTTGAACTGATTGAACTCAGAATCAACGCCACCAAAAATAAGTTCTTGAGTATATTCCATACGCTCAACCCAACCACTCCACTCTTCCCGACAACGGTTATGAATCTCTGAATTAGGTACAATAACTTTTTTTAAGTCAAGTTGGGGGATTTCCAAATATACATTTTCATAACCATCACGACTAACAAGTTCCTTAAGTGCCTCTTCAAGATTATCCATTGTCTTTACTTTAGGTTCTTCATCCTTCTCACCACCCACAGGAGACTTGGTTTGTTGCTGGTGTTCGGCAGTCCCACCATAAGAATCAGTCTCACCAGGTTGCTCCTGATCGTTCTCACCTTCCTGCTGGTCAGAAAAATCAGAGGCAGGTTGACTATCAGCACCACTCTGCTGTGATTCCAGATTATCAAGTTGAGTCTTGGTTTCTTCCTGTTGCTTCTGTTTGCAATACTTATAAAGTGCCTCTGCGGCAACCAGAACATCAGCAAAAGTTTCAGTATC